AAGCGAAGGAGATAAAAGATGCCAGCAACGCTAAAAGGCGCCATTGAACTTCGCAAGGCATTAAACACCTACGCTCCAGACTTAGCAAAAGAATTAACTAAAGAACTTGGTAAAATTCTCAAGCCTGTAGTTAGTGAGGCAAGATCATTAGTGCCTCCTACATCTCCTATGAGTGGATGGGCTGAATCTTCCGGTAAAGGCCGTCTGTTTCCAAAATATAATGCAGGCGATATTCGTAGAGGTATTATTTACAAAACTACACCTTCTATGCCTAATAGGGCAGGATTTAGAAACTTAATACGAATACAAAACAAAACTATGATCGGTGCTATCTACGAAACTGCCGGTCGCAAAAACGGTCAAGGGCAAGACTGGGTAGGCCCTAATGCCGGTGGAGCAAGCAAGGGTGTTTCTAGATCTGTTAATCCTTATGCTGGCAATCAATTTATTTCTAATCTAGGCAACCTTTATGGCCCTAATAAAAAAGGCGATCATCGCATGATGGGCCGCTTGATTTTTAGAGCATGGGCTAAAACTGAGGGCAAGGCTACAGCATCAGTGTTTAAGGCCATAGAAAGTACAACAGATAAATTTAATAAGAGAACACAAATGGTAGATATAAGAAGGGCCGCATGAGTAATGTAGCGATCAATATTGCGGCAGAGTTCACTGGTAAAAAAGCATTTAAGCAAGCTGAAACAGCAACCGATAAACTTACCAAAAATGTCAAAAGATTTGCAGGCGCAGCTGGTATTGCTTTTGGTACATCCGCAATCCTTGCTTATAGCAAGGCATCAATAAAGGCTTTTGCTCAGGATGAAGCTGCTGCATTAAGACTTAACAGAGCAGTTGAGAATCTAGGTATTGGCTTTGCTAATCCGGGAATTGCTGAATACATTGACAATTTAGAAAGATCAGCTTCTATTGCCGATGATGTTTTAAGGCCGGCTTTTCAATCTTTATTGACCACTACTGGGTCATTGACTCAATCTCAAAAGTTACTTAATGATGCAATCACAATTAGCCGAGCATCTGGAATTGATCTTGCCACAGTCTCAGAGGATCTTGGTAAAGGTTATATTGGGATTACTAAAGGATTGACTAAATATAACGCAGGTATAACTAGAGCAGAATTAAATACTAAGTCATTTAATGAACTTTTAGGAATTATTCTTGGTAAGTCTGCGGGTGCAGCAGAAGATTATTTAACTACAACTTCATTTAAGATGGATACTTTAAGTGTAGCTACAGGTAGAGCATCTGAGAAAATTGGTAAAGGTTTTGTTGATGCATTAGCTAGAGCAGGCGGCGGCACAGAAGCTACTGATGCTACTATATTTTTAGAAACCCTAGCCGGTGCTTTTAACAAAGTAACACTAGCAGCTGGTACTAGCGCAGGTGGAATAACTAATGTATTTAGAACATTAAAAAATCTACCCAAAGATATTTTTAGGGGTTTTGTTGGCGCTCAGACAGGCGTTAATTTAGCGCCACCTGCTAAAGCTACTTCTAAATTAACTCTTAGCGAAAAGAAACAACAGCAAGCACTAGCAAAATTAGAAGCTGATGCAGTAAAAAGAAACAAAGAATTGCTTGCATTAAAGAAAAAACAAGTAAGCACCACAAAGCAAATGACAGCTGACAAGCTAAAGCAAGATGCCCTAGATAAGGCTTCTCTAGCCCTTGCTCAAGGTCAGAAATTATTTGATGAAGAAGGAATCCAATTAGCGGCTGCCGCACAGGGAGCCTTGACAGAAGAAGAACGCACTCGCCTAGCATTAAAGACTGACATTTATAACCTAGAGGCAGCAATTAACGAGGGCAACCTCACAGCTGCGGCTAAATTGGCCAACAGCATGGTTGCCAATGCTCAGAAACTAGCAACCCTACGCAGTGATATGATTGACCTTAATTATGTTCAGAATCCTTTTGATGCATGGTTATTGACTATTCAAAAGATGGCTTATGAACTATCTACCCTTGCAATGATTAAGCCTGTTACTAATGCCTCTGTTTTCTTTACTCCAGAACAAAAGGCAACAGCTGATTTATTGTCAGATGCTAAGGCTAAGATTACTAATAAAATTCAAGGTGATCTTGAAGATAGGCTTGCAGCACTAGCAGAGGCTAAAGCTAAGATTGAGCGCAAGATTGGCGTAGATACTATTGGCACTAACGCAAGTCCAGCATCTTTTGGAATGAGTGGATCTGCAAGCGGTAGTACATCTATTGTTGTAAATGTCGCTGGATCAGTTTCTACAGAGCGCGATTTAGTCGCAGCCATTACTCAGGGGCTTTACACTCAACAGGCATCAGGTACTCCAGTTACTTACAGTACGGCTTACTAATGGCATTACCAGCAACCCCTATTGTCAAGATCAATTTGACTGGTGGAGCATCTTTTGGTGATCCATTTATCTTAGATACTTCTGAACTTGATTTTGCTATTCTTGCTGATCCCGGCACTGTTATAGTTGATGTTTCTAATCTAGTTGCTAAAATTGATACTCGTAAAGAGCGCAATTTATTTCAGGATAAGTACCAGTCAGGATCGGCAACAGTCAGGATTCTTGATCAAACGGGCGCGTGGAACCCCCAGAACACGGCCAGCATTTACTATCCCAATCTTGTACCTTTACGCTCTATTGTTATTGAAGCCAATTACTCAGGCACTGTATATCCAATTTTCAAAGGTTATATTACTGAGTATCTATACACTTACCCTAAAGATCAAGAAATTGGCTATGTCGATCTAATTTGCTCAGACGCTTTTAGATTGGTATTTAACTCCAATATAACAACCGTCACAGGCGCTACAGCAGGGCAAGACACTGGCACTCGCGTAGATAAAATCCTAGACACAATTGGCTGGCCATCAAGCTCAAGGTCAATTATGCTCGGTGACACCCTTTGTCAGAATGATCCAGCAACTACTAGGTCTGCATTACAGGCCATTGAGACTGTAACCTTTACAGAGCAGGGAGCCTTCTACTTTGACAAGGCTGGCAATGCAGTCTTTAAGGATAGAGACTTTGTTTATACATCATCTTCTGCGACACCTACAGTCTTTTCTAATGCGGTTGGATCGACAGATATTCCTTACGCTGGAATTACATTTGCCCTTGATGACAAAACAATCGTTAATCAGGCTTCTGTCACACGCACAGGCGGCACAACTCAGACTGCCTCAGATACAGCTTCTATTGAAAAATTCTTTCTTCACAGCATTACTGCCAATGATATGCTTATGGAGACAGATGCCGAGGCTTTGGATCTTGCTTCTAACTTTGTGGCAAGTCGTAAAGATACAACCATTAGAATCGAAACTATTACCCTTGACCTAGTAACTTTAGGCTATGGAGCAGGGGTTACAGCTGCACTGGATTTAGATTACTTTGACCCTATGCAGATCACAAATGTAAATGTGGCAGGTACTACTATTGTCAAGACTCTCCAATGTCAAGGCATAGCCCACAGCATTACGCCTAACACATGGCGCACTACCCTCACGACTCAGGAAAATGTCCTTGATGGCTTCATCTTGGATTCGACATTATACGGTATCCTTGACACATCCGTATTGGCATACTAGGAGAACAAATGGCAGCAGGATTAGGCTTTAAGACATTCACCAGCGGTGAAGTTCTAACAGCGGCAGATGTAAATGGCTATCTCATGCAGGGCGTTGGAGTCTTTACCGATGCTGCTAATCGTGATGCCGAAATTACTTCTCCTCAAGAAGGACAATTTGCTTATCTAAAAGATACAAATGTAACTACTTATTACACAGGATCAGCATGGGCTAATTTAGATACAACAGGCATGACAAATCCAATGACCACTACAGGTGACACAATTTATTCATCTAGTGGATCAACACCTGCACGATTAGGAATTGGTACAACTGGTCAAGTTCTTACAGTTTCAGGTGGTATTCCAAGCTGGGCAACAGCTTCAAGCGGTGGCATGACTCTATTATCTACTACTACACTTACAGGCAGTTCGGTTACTATTGGTTCAATCCCAGCAACCTATAACGATTTACAATTGATCATTACAGCATTTACGCCACCAAGTCAGCATTACCAAGCCATTGACCTTTATACTGGCTCAAATTCGTCAGTCGGCGGTTATATTTTATATGACATAGATTCAATTAGCACGACAAGTGTTATTACTAGTGGTTCTGGAAAATTCTATACTTCTCGCCCGCAAGCCCCCGGTTGGAATAGCACAAATGCAACTTCGCACACTGTTGTTAATGTTTATGATTACGCAAGAACGGGTGTTAAACACATAATTCATTCTGTTACAGGTTATACAGACGGTAACGGCACAAACAGAACGGCACTCGCTTTTGGTTGCAGTGAAAACACTGGTGCAATTAACGCAATAAACATTTCAACAGGATTAGGTGGCTCATTTACTGGCACCGCTTACTTATACGGAGTTAAATAATGAAAATCATTGAAAAATATGTCGATGTACAAACAGGCGAAGAAACAATTACCGAGCGTGAAGAAACGACTGAAGAACAATCTTTGCGGTTAGATTTTGTAGCAACTCAAACAGAAGCCGAAGCAAAAGCTGTAGCTCGTACTGCCATTCTTGATCGTCTTGGCTTAACAGCCGATGAAGCGGCAATCCTTCTCGGATAATGCAAGCAAGACTTAGTAGAGCAGCGATACAACTTCGTGAGCAATTCGATGATGCCTACAGCGATCGTGACAAGGCATCAGATGGTTGGATCGGTGATAGAAGACATGATTCTCGTAAGTCTGATCACAATCCAGATGAGCAAGGCTGGGTTCGTGCCATCGACATCGATCGTGACCTATCAGGAAAAGCCAAGCCAGATGTCATGCCCGATCTTGTTGATCAGATTCGTGCCGCATGTAAAAAAGGATCCGAAAAGCGTATTGCTTACATTATTTTTGACGGGAAAATCTGCTCCCCTATTCTTAGGTGGAAATGGCGCAAGTACACAGGGGCGAACAAACACAATCACCATGTGCATTTTAGCTTTAAGAAAGAAGCTGACTTACGCGGTGAATTTTATCAAATACCTATGTTAGGCGGAGAACTATGAATCTAAAGAATCCAGCAATCCTTGCAGCAGGGGCATTTTTAGCAGCATGGTCAGCAACTAATTTCGATCTTGACTACAGAGCAATACTGTGGTCAGTATTATCAGGCGTGTTCGGTTATGCCACACCTAAAAGATAATGACTGCGGAGGACATGGCGGTTCTTGCTGTTGCTGCTACGACCGTTATTGGTTCATTTATTGGATCGGTGCGTTGGCTAGTAAAGCATTACCTTCAAGAATTAAAGCCAAATAGCGGCAGCTCTATGCGCGACCAGATTAACTTACTGGAAGCGCGTGTCGAAACCATATTACGCATCCTAGAGAAGTGACAATTATCTCATGGCAAGAAAAGAAACTAAGGCGCTAGAAGATCAAGGCTACTCAAGACTCGATGCCTATTGCATTGGGTTGCATGAGTATTGGAAGTCTTTGCGTAAGGCTGGCTTTCCAGAGTCTATAGCTCTATTCCTCATCACAGAACCACAGGCGTACCCTGCATGGATCTTGCCTACTCCAGTCGAGCCAGAAAGGTTCGGCGATTACGAAGATGAGGAAGATGACTAAAAAACGCTATCTAGTGATCTCGGATCTACAGATCCCATTTCATCATGAGAAGGCAGTTAAGAATCTTATCAAGTTAGTAAATAAAGAAAAGTTTGA